GGTAGGTAGCACGATGAACTTATCACCGCCAGCCCTACGCATCGTTCCATCGGGATCGATGTCATTTAGTCGAATGTGAAGTTCTTCCTTGTCATCCTCAGTAGTGATGACGACAGCGGTTCCGCCCTTATTGACTGGCATACCGCACCACTTATTGACTTCTTCTGGCTTGCAGCCAGAGAATGCGGCAACCTTCATGGCAAGGTCAAGGGCGAGGAAGGTCTTTCCAGCCCCGCCTTCCGCTACCAGAAGTTGGTGTTTTCCTGCGAGAATGAGGCCTGGTACTATGAACTCACGCTTGGGTGACTCGCCCATGGACCACTTGTGGGTAGCCCAGACTTCGAGTCCGCTTCCCTGTGGTACGATGGGCTGCTCTGCCGTGGGATACGGGCCGTTGGCGTGCCTGTCCCGTTGGTCGAGTTTCTTCCATTCAGCCTCGAAGCGGGAGTCTGGCCACGGAGGTTGCATATGGGCTTGCATCCACCCGAAGGTGGCATCGCGAGCCTCATCGATGGTCATGTCGCCAAGTCTGGCACAATGGATGTAGTGACCAGCAACGCGGTTGAACATACCCCAGCGGGTCTCTTCTCCGTCGCCGCCAGCCTTCACATCCTTGTTAAGTTGGACCTTCTCTTCCCTCTTGAACTTGAACTTGGGGTCTTCCTCTACAGGCGGAAGTCCTTCCGCGCGAGGCATGGCCTCAACGATTGTCAGAACGCCAGTGGGGTCTAGCATCATGGTATCATTCTGGGATCGAATGATTACCTGCTTGTTGCCGCCACCCTTACAATTAAGAGAGCCAGCGATGCGGACAGGCTGGTGTGCCCTGCCGTAAGGGTTGGAAGGGACACCAAGACCGAACTGAGGGTCGCCTCCTACGGCGATTGCTATGGCATGGCGAATCTTGACGATGCTCGCGATGTCTGAGGTCGGGGGCACACGCCAGTACGCATGGACCTTGGGGAATCCTTCCTCAGTCGTACCGCCAGACTCTACAACCATAGAGGGGACGCCAAGGTACTTCTCGGCGTGGGTGAGTTTGGTCGCCGTGTCTCCGTTGTCGATATCAACCACGACAGTAGCGAACTTGCAGACGGCCTCCGCGGAGCCACGGGCTTCCTTGAGGACGCCTGGGACTATGAAGGAGGCTATGCCATGCTCAGACCAACGCTTGATGTGGCCACAGGCGTGGTACATCCAAGCGGGGTCGCTGAACGGATGGAGGAAGATGTCCTCCTTGAAGACGCCTTCTCTCTCGGTACCCTTCTCGCCGATACCGCGGATGCATACATACTCCTTGTTCGTGAACTCGAACGGAAAGAGCAAGGACAGGTGTTGGAACACCCTTGATTCGTCAATCATGAATCTGGTCTTGGTCTTCGAAGAAGAAAACGGGCATGCCATCTCCGACATAGGCACCCAGTTGATTGTATTCGAAATACTCCCACGCCTCTTCTGGCGTCATGCCAGCGTTGACATGGCTCTGGACAATCTTATCGACATCGTAGCAGGCCACTGGGGCGTTGCCGTAACTGAGGCTGGTGCCGATGAGGCAGTCGTCGAACCCGTCCATGAAAATCATTTCTGGGTTCTGTTTGGCTAATCTTTCTCGTATGGTGCTCATATGAATAGGAAGGGGCTCTTGGGGGGTTCGGGGTCCTTGAGGGAAATGAAGTTGTCCTTGACGACATAGTCAACGACCTTGTCTCCGTGGCATGTCTTGCGGAAGTCGCAGAACTTGCAGCGGAAGTCGGACGGGTCGTTGCTGAGACGCGGGAACTCCTCTGGGCTCTGTGAGTTGACGATGTTGAACGCCTTGTCCGAACACTCCTGTGCGCAACGAGCGTCGAAGTTCACGACCTCGTGGTAGATTTCGCAGGAGTCGCGGTTCTGGGCGGTGAACAGGGCTTGCGGGAGTTCCATGTACGCCATGTAGATGTTGACCTGTGCGTAGTAGACGGGCTTTGAATCCTTGATTCCCTTCTTGACGACATCGTCGAAGGACTTCTTGCCAAGCATCTTGTTTTCCCAGATGCAAGGGTAGTTAAGTCCCGGAATCTCTGGCCCCGCGGTGATGGCTCCGTCGATGTGACCCTTCATCTTCTCCTCACACGCGGAGAAACCAATCTGGCCTCCAGACGGACTGTGGGTGATGATTTCGAAGCCAGCGACCTTCATGTATTCGGCCATGCGTTCTTCGCCGTCGTGACCGCAGTTGAAGATGCGGAGCGTGCGTCCTGCGAACGGAGCGTCAGCCTTCTGGCCGTGGTACTCGTAGGCGAGTTTCCTGCTGCAATCTTCTCCCCAGCGCGAGGCTCCGAGGTACTTGCGGCGTTCCTGTTTCTGGTGCGCGACTATCATCGCGTCATCGATATATTTCTGCAATATGCCGATTTCTGGTTTGGGTTTAGACATGTGTGTTTTGGGTGCGAATTTCGAAAGTGTCGTTGCGTACCAGTTTGAACTGGTCTGTGGTAAAGTGTCTGATGACTCCGTCCTTGTCCAGCGCGATTGCGAAGACATCATTGGCGAAGGTTCCTCCGTCGCGGACGTAAATCATCATGCCGTAGCCGAGTTCAGTCTCGACTGGCATGGGGTTTCGGAACTCGTATATCATCGCTTGCACTGTCTCTCGTAGGTCTGCCATCCGCTTTCCGTGTAGGCGCGAATGACGCAAGTGATGTCGGTTTCGTTCCAACTTATCTTGATTGTGCAGTCGTCGTGATCGACTACGACGGAACCGCTTTGAGTTCCGATAGCGTCCTCGATTGCGTTTACCATCTTGTTGTCTGCCCATGCATCAAAGCCTAGGCGGTTGTATTCGGGGTCCATTTGTTGAGTGATAGCAGGTGTTCCCATCTGAGTTTGTCGGCTTGGCGTGAGGTGGCAACTACTTTCTTTTCGTAGTCGGTCAGACCCTTGTGGGGCTTACGCCTGTCGGCGTGGACCTTCTTACTCTTTACCTTCCTTATTTTCCAACTCATTGATTTTCTTGGTCAGCCTCTCGACCTCGGCCATGAGTTCAAGTTTCTCGGACTTGAGATGATTGTAGTCATCCCTAAGTTCGTAATACAGGTCCATGTAATATGAGTCGTTTTTCATTTCTTGTCGGAGATGAACTTCATCAGCCTTTCGGACTGCCTGTTGAACGCATCGTTGTCATTGATGCCACTAGCCAACACGACACCGCGCATGGTCACAGCGATGTCCATGAGTTCGTCGAAGTTGCGCTGATAGTCCCTCACCCTTGACGCAAGTGCCGCGATGCGGTCGGTCTGGATGGATATTATCTGTCCGTCCGTGTAAGGGCTGTCGCTCATTCTTGGATGATTTTCTGGACCGATTCAGCCATGTGCTGGAGTGACGCAAGTACGCGAAGCAGTTTTTCCTGCTCGGACTTGAGCGAGTCGCACTCCTGCTTAATCTTGGTGAACTCTTCTATTATGAGGATGAACTCCTCTGGGTTTCTCATCGTGTAGGACTTTTTCTCGGACACTGCCTTGGACAGATTGCCGTGAATGGTCATTAGGGAACGTAGGGTTATGTTTTTCATGGGAAAGTTGATGTGTGTACCATTTCTGGTGTTAGATTGTGCCCTGCAGTCCAGAAGCCACAACACTTCTGGACTGCATTAGGATTGAACCACACAACAATTCAATCTTGGGACTGGGCATGATTAGAACGGCAGGTCCGTCTTCTTCGCGGGGCTCTTCAGCCACGACGGAGAGGGAACGGACGAGGGAGACGAGAACTTGGGGGCGGCGGAAGGAGCGGGGCTGTTGCCCTGCTGCTTGAACTTGGCCCAACCAGAGTGACCGCTGGAACGCGGGTTCGGGGTGAGCCATTCGCCGACCTTGTTCTTGTCCGCGTGGGCGGGGTCAGAGGACTTCTCGACCTTGACCTTGATGACGACTTCCAGTCCGTCAAGGGCGCGAGCGATGTCTTCGATGCTCTTGCCGTCCATCGAGTCGTACGACTCCTTCTTGTCGTGATGGAAGATGCCAGCACACTCGAACGTGCGAGTGAGTGCAGTCATTCCCATCTTACGCCAAGCCTCGCTGTTGCGCTCGTCGGACGGGTCGCAAATCATGTCCCAAATCTTGCGGTTCTGGAACTCGCCGCTGGAGACAGTGAGTTCCACGGCGAGATACTTGCCGTCAGTCGCTTGGGACTGCTTGATTTGGTTGATGGTGATGACGGCACTGACGAGAGTGCCGTTGGGGATGAGTTCGGCCTTGTCGCCAAGACCTGCTTCGGGGGTGAACTTCATGTTGCTATGTGTGTTTTTTGGTTTTTGGTTTTGCCTCGCCTGTTGTTACTTAGACTCAGCACTGGTAGGTAAGGCGGTCACCAGTGTAGTGTCAATCCTTTTTCCGTCCCGGATTTTGAGCATCAACTTTCCGAGGTCGGGGGCTTCAAAGAGGTCAAGTCGGCCAGAGCGGTCCTTCGCGGGGTAACCCCACTGGTTCTGCTGCTGACAGACGAACGCGCGATACATGTTGCCGTCTTCGCCCTTGAAGTTCTGAAGGGTGAGAACCTGGTCGAAGATGCCTGGGAGTTCCTTGCCAGTCTTCGAGCCTTCAATCTGCGGCTCCCACATGACACGCTTGAGGTCGTCTTCGATGCGGTCAAGGATGCCGACCACGACGATGGACTTGTCGCTGTGCTGAAGGTGCGTGAGCCAGCGAATCATCTCTTGACCAAGGAGCCCGTATGCGGCTCGATTGTCGGGCTTGCCAGTCTTTTCGGATACGGCAGTCGGGTGAGACTTGCAGTAGTCAAGGCAGAATCGAGACGCGACAGTGATGGAGTCGAGATAGATGACCGAGTACTTGTCGAGGTCGGGGATGCCTAGGGCGTCCTTCGCCCAGTCGAGGGCCTTCTGTGAGTACGGACCTTCCCTGTCGGACGGGTCTGCTCCTCCTACGATTAACGCAAGGAGGCGAGCAACCTCCCAAGGGTGAAGACCAATAGCAGAAGCCGCGGCTCGTATATCGAACACATCGCCAGCCCAATCTTGAATCGCAAGAGTGCCAGCCTCAAGGTCAACGAAGAGGGTGGTGCTGGGGTCGAGCGTTCTGGCTTGCGTGGTCTTGCCGACTCCGCTTGGGCCGAAGAGGGCGATGTTGACTTTGGGCTTTGCCTTGAGTCTGTCATCTGCCTTGATGAAACCGAACTTGGTGTGGGATTTTGTGGTCATGTGTGTTATTATTCTTGGGTGGGAAAAGTGAACTTGGGTTCCGAGTACTTGACAGTACGAGCAGAGGTTATGGCGGCCCACCACTTGCTGTCAACAGGAATCTTGTTGTAGTTGGACTCGGGCATCGAGGCTTCGATGGTCATGATTTTGACGGCGTTCTCGGGGCCCATCTCCTTGGCGATGAGATAGAGTTGGTCGCTGTCCCAAGACACAGTCTTGCGAATCTCCATTTTGACCTTGACGTCATCAACGAGCATCGTGACTTCGCCGCTTTCCTTGCCGAGCGTCTTCAGTTCATCGACGAAGGGACGCTGAAGTTTTTCGCGGAGCGCGGACTGAATCTCCTTCTCTTCATTGACGAGGAACGCCTTCTCACGGGCGATGCTGGTGAGTCGAGACTTGAGTTTCTCGATGCTGATTTCTTTTTCTTTGGGTGTTTTCATGGGTTAGATTTTCTTCCAGAATTTCGGGACGTCAAGCGTTATACCCTTGTATTTGCTGGCTGCAACGATGAGTGCCATGATTGCATAAGAAGGCATGCTGCGGCGGAGAACCCACTTGTCAATCGCTTTCATCGTGACATGGCAATTCTCTGCGGCAAGCAAAGCCTGTGCGTCCACCTTGCCTCCTATGGAGTCAAGCAGACCTTTGACGTCATACTCGGTTTTCATCCACCCATTCTTCCACACCAAGCACTGCCGTCAACTCTTTTTCTTGAACTTTTCTATCTGAGACTTCGCGTACTCTATGACGGCGTCAAACACCTCTGGAGCCGCACAGCCAGCCACGCTGACCACCGCGAACTTGGCACTCTCGCTCTCTATGAAGCCCGTCACTGAGTGTCCGACAAGGACGCCAGTCCCCATTGCGGCGACTATATGTCTGACTGCCTTCCAGACTGTCATGTCCTTTGACTTGGACAGCAGCAACCTGCATGACATGCCAACCGCGCCTATTATGGCATTTAAGATCGAGTTATCAAGAAACGAGTCAAGTATGTTCTTTTCCTGGCTCATTTTTCTTTTTATCTCGTATTACTTTTATTACGTAAACTATTCCAGCAGCCATGGATACCGCGATGATACCCTGGAACCAGACGCTATCCCAGACGAACGCAACGCCACCCATGAGTATTCCAGCCCCTATGAGGTATATGAAACTACGCTTGAACGGGGTGAATGCAAATCCGAGTGCACCGATTGACGCAAGTGACGCACCGAAGAAGGCGAACAGCAATGTCGTGTTCTCCTTCCTCTCCTCTATAGACTTAGCCTTGAGGAAGGCTATCTCGGCCTTTGACTCTTCGACCTCCTTCTTGTGCTGCCTCTTGAGGGCTTCTATCTGCTCCCTACCAGCGACGGCCTCTTTTTCCGCGTTTGCCCTTGCGGTTTCCGCCTCCTTGACCCTGCCGCCTAGGTAGTGCTCCAGTCTCTTCATGGCGGCCTCCGCGTCCTGCGGTGTAGGCGTGCCAACTGTCGCTGAAATCAGACCAGCTTCTGCGGCGATTGCGGTCTTCGAGTTCGCGTTTGTATTGAGCTCGTTTGCTTTGATGATAGCTCCAGCTGAGGCAGAGACACGAGAGTTGGACCTCTCCTCTGTTCCGATAAGCTTCTCCGAAGCGGGTTGCGGCTTGGGAGTGTCCTCCTTCGACGAACTGCAGGATGACAGACAGAAACAGGTCAATATTGCGCATATTTTGTTCATTTTATTTTTTTGTTAGAAGTTTTGCGAGTTCTATTATGCTTTTTATGAATGCTGTTATAGTTTTCATTTTTTTTAAGCCATTGGTATGTTTTTTTGATTTCTTCTGCGGTTGCATTGCTTTTAATTTTGTTTGCGAGGTTTGATATGACCGAGACGTTAGATTTTATGTATCCTATTTTCGGGTTTATTCTGTCTATTGTCGCGGAGTTGTCTTTCGGCATCACGCTGTTCATCGCTAATTTAATCCCTAGCACTGGGCACTTTCGTGGTACGATTATGTCCGATATCTCAAGCCCCCACTCTATGTTTTTTCTACGAGCCCTGGCTCTAGCTATATGGTATAACCACTTAGAGTGGCTCCATGCTCGTCGCCTCTCATTCTCTCTTAGATTCTTTTCTTCTCTGGATAGCTTCATCTAATTCTCTTTTTGCCTTATCTCGTTTATATTGCGAGTCATAAAGGTCCCTACGCTTGATACCTTCGAGCAACTGCTTTCTGTTGATTAGACCCTTTTCGAATGCTTTGTTGAGGTCTGCCTTGCTGGTCGGAACTCTCTGCCCCTGGTTGCCATCGTCCTGCGCGAACCATCTCATGAATGCTTCTCTCGTAGAGGGGAGGGCCATGGTCTGGGTCATCGCGAAGTTGAAAACGTCACCGAGCTCAGAGTTGGGAGACATCGCCTGGATGGCAACTTGTGCGGCTGGCCTTAGCACCATGTCATAAAGGTGCTTGGCAAATGCTCTTTCTGCCGTTGGTGTATTTGGCGAATTCTTGTCGCCGTAGTATGTTCTCGTCCAGTCAACCACGCCAGCGAGGCCACCGAAGAACGGACCTGCGGCTATCTGTGCCGTTTCGCGCTCGTATCTGAGGGCTCTTACGATGTTGATTGGCAGGGAAAAGTTAGCCGTATATCCAGCCTGGTCAACCGCGGCAAACACCATTTCTGGTATCGTCTTTTGGTCAATGTATGTGGACGCAGGGTCGGCTCTGAGCTTCATTCTGGCCTGCCTTGTGCCGTAGTTGACCAACGAGGACGCCGCAACCATCATGGCAAGTGCTGGGAGCATCTTGAATGCCGTGTTTCCAGCACTTATAGGGTATGCTATATCCGTGGCATAGACACCCCTTCTGTACATTGGCTCCTGCTGTCCAGGCTTCATGACCATGTTCTGGTTGAGGAATCCTCCAGTTCCCAGTCTTGCTCCAGGAAGAACCACATTTCTGCCGAAAGCAGAGTTAAAGTTGGTCAAAAAGAACATCACGGAGCCTGGGAAGACGCCGACATGCCTATCAACCAGTCCTCTGAGTCTCGACATATTGGCTGGTATCGAACGCTGTATGGTCAACATGTTGAGTCTGTTGAGGGCGTTCGCGTACAGCACGGAACTTTCGTTGTCTTCTGTGTATCCGCTGTCTACGAGGTCGCTGAGAACCTTGTCTAGAACATACGAAGGAACCTTTGATATGTCCTTCTGCGTCACAGACCTGGTTATTAAGCAGTGCTCTAGGAATTGCTTGAGGTTTGCGTCTGGTATGCCGAGGTTTCTGAACATCAGCAGTTCATGCGGTTTAAGCAGTCTTACGAACTGTTCGGCGTCTGGTGCACCGCTGCTTCTGAACTGAGACAGCTCTCTAAGCAGGATGTCATCCGCCGTTGTCTCAAGCATTAGGACGTTGGCCTTAAGTACGGCCACTCTGGACATGTTTGTGACTGTGGACAGTGCACTTCCAGACTGGTGGTACCTCTGAATCATGTGGTCCGTGAACCTCTGGAGTTTTGTTCTTGGGTCAGCTGAGCTCTTCGGAAGGTCATCCATGAGCGTTGACATTATAACACCCGATCTTTCGGCCAGGCGGTACATGAACTTGTCGGCGTGCGGCAGCATCGCGTCTGTCTGAAGCGGCGTAACGGCTGCCACCGCCGCGTTGATTGACTTAAGCAGTGCAATCTTGAGTGTGTCGGCTGTCGCAAAAGCGCCAGGCTTTGTGAGCGAAAGGAGCTCCTGGAACATGTTTCCACCGCCAAGACTGCTTGGCGAGTGAAGTCCAGCTGGCATGCCTTCCGTCAGCTGAAGCATCGATGTGACAGGCATGAACGCCGCAGATGACGCAAGTGTTACCACGGAGCGGAATGTGCTTGAGCTATCGTGAGTCGGCGAAACGCCAGCTATCTTTGCTATCAAGTAGGTCAACTCTGGCCAGAATCTGGCAGACTCTGGGTTTGATATGACGGATTTATGCAGAGCGTTGAAGTATCCTTCTGGGATGTGCTTCTTAATCATCAGATTGCTCGTGACTGACTGATTATAGCTCGGTATGAACACTCTCGGGTCTCTGATGTAGAATCTGTCAAGTATTTTGTCTGCCACCTCGGTATCCATCGTTCTCTGTTCGGCACTGTCTGGTCTTTTTATTGTGCTTCCCTGTCCGCTAACGAGGTCTTCGTAGCCCTGCTCACCGCCGCCCTGTACGCCTGTGGCTCTGTTGTCGATTCTGAATCTCCATTTCTTTGCCATTCTTATGGCGTCCTTCTCGGACAGTGGACCAGCGATGACTTTTCTTTTGTGGCTTTCGGCCAAGTCTTCGACAGTTCTGACGACGGCATTATACTCGTCTCTGAACTGCTTCAAACGCATGGCGTTCTTAAGTGAGCCGTAGTGGTCCCTGGCGGCACGCTCAAGTTCTCTTCTGTAGAGATTTAGGTTGACGGATATATGTGCACCGATTGTCGTCAACTCTGGTTCTTCCTGTTCCCCAGGCTCTTCTGCCTCGATGGTTCTTCCTGGGACGAGGTCTCTGCATGAGACATCGTAGCCCATGAAGGATGAAGCCATCGTCTTGCTCTTAAACAGCTCGCTGGCTCTCTTTATCATCCACTCTGGCACTTCGAGGTCAGCTCCGTCAAATTCAGCATAAACATCGCTTCTGCTGATGTGCGTCTGCATTTGTCCATGTACTATCAGTTTAGACACGGAGAAGTCTTCAACAAGAGCCTTGAGTGTGGACGGAAGCTTTACTCTCTGGAACTTGTTGTCCTCCAGCATGGCCTTAGCTGCGGTCAGAACAAAGTCGTCACCAGACGCACTTCCGTAAGAGGCAACAATGTTTGCGTCAACAATGCGAGGCACATACGAGCTGCCCCACTCAGCGAGTGCATTGCCCTGTGTCTGTGCCCAGCTCAAGTAATCGCCAGCCCACCGCTCGGACAGTTCGTCCGCGCAAGCTATCACCTCTGGGTCGAATCGCGTGTGTCTTGTGGCGTATTCTGGAGAGTTCTTAGATATGGCCATGCATCTGCCAACATCCATAAACAGTTTGTCAACTCCAGTGTTCGGCATGTACTTACCGAGGAAGGCATCAGCCTCGCGGCCAAGGGTTACGTTTGTGTACTTGCTTCCAGGCTTTCCGTAACTGTCTGCGTCTATCGTGGCAAGCCTGCGAAGCTCGTCCATTCTTTTCTGTATGGTGGACGGGGTCACGCCAAGTGCCTTCATTTCTGCGTTGAGCGATTTGTTTGGTCCATAGCTATCCACTTCGAACTTTATTCTTTCGAGCCTGTTGTACTCTGGGTCGTGTACCTTCAGTATGTACTCCACGAAGTCATCCCTAAATCCTGGAATGCTCTGCGGGTTTGGAGCAAGGGTTCTTGCTTTGTTTTCCTTTGCCGCCTCTATCTTCTGGCCAAGCGTTCTTTGCAATATGCCATTGACCCTGTTGTTCCAGAATGTCGTATGTGCATGTATGTCTTCGACTAGACTTATTCTGGCGTTTATGCCAGTATTGAGCCCACTAGGATAAAGTCTTGACGCAAGGTCGATCACAAATGGATCTTTTGTAATTTGACCTATCTGCTCGACTTGTCCTATGAGCGTCCCGTAAGCATGTTCAAACTTATAACGAGGACCCGTGCCAGTTATCCTGTTCGGCTCGCCAGTCTTCATCTTCCTTCTTCTGACATCTTCAAGCCACTTTCTGAAGACGGAACCGCTCGGTATCTCAAGCGTATCAAGCACCCCTTGTGCCATAGATATGGTTATAGCCTCAAGGCCTTCTGACGCGGCTTCGAGCTTTCTACGAGCTGGCCCGTATGAAGGGGTCATGCTGTTAGTCTTGGTCACACCTTCGGCTTCCGTCTGGATTGGCGGGGGTGAGGTTGAGCCAGACTGCTGGGCCTGTGTCATCTGGTCTTGGGCTCTCTTGGTATGCCAGTCGGTGCCAGCCATGTTTAGTTCTGAATCTGGAACCTGCTGAGCTTCGAGGTCGCCCGAGACAAGTGCGGCTATGATACCCTTGACCGCGCTACCCATTCCGTTCGCATTGGCGTGTACATAGAGCGATGATGTTATGGAGGAAGTGAGCGACGACAGGTTGTCTGCGCTTGCGTAATAGAAATCCTCGAAGAGTTCTGCTCCATTATGTGCAATCCATTCATCGATATTTGCCAATTTGTATGTGTTATGTGTCAGCTTGTTGGCCGCACTGCCAGTGACAAACTCGTTCATTGAATTGCTCGCCGCCGACAAGAGCCTCGTATTGTCCAGGAATGCTGGAGGTCTGAAGACGCTCTCTACCGACCGCGATGACGGGTCAAGCCTACCAAAGCCTTCCTTGAACATCTTGTAGACATCTGCCCCTGGTATCTCCATCTGAAGAATCTGCGTGTCTGCAAAGGCATTGTTCGACAAAAGCTCTGGGCTGTTTAGTGATGGTCTAAGTGATCGAATGTAAACAACGCCATCATCAGTCCTGCCGACTGTACCCTTCGTGCTGAACACTAAGGCCCCGTCTGGCTTGACGGCGAAATGGCCGAATCCATTGTCTGCCAGTTCGATTATGTTTCTTAGGCTTATTTTAAATTTGTCAAAGCTTTGTCCAGTCTTAAGAACCTTTAGGGTCACCTCGGAGTAGTTCATTCTTATCATCTCCATGGTCTTCTTGCTTGGGTTGATTGACGCAAGTTGCAGCAGCGACACAAGTGCTCTTGTTGAGGTTTCAGCTGGCGTGCTGCCAGACGGCTTGATATCAAACTGTCCCCTTCCGCCGACTGCAATGTTTGCAAACTGCCGCTTGGCTCCAATGTTCGGTATGCTCTTCGTCCATCCAGCCTTTATCGCAGCTTCTGACGCTATCTGGAAGGCCTTCGCCGCAAGCTGGGGGCCCACAAGTTCTCTTGCGAAGAACACGCCAGGTCCAAACGGAGCATCAGCCCTAGGCTTTCCTCTCGGTTGAAGGAACTCCTTTGATGTAGAGTATGGAACTGGGGGTCTCTTGACTTGAGTCGGAGTCCAATCGTAGTTTTCTTCTCCCTCTGGCTGCATCCAATTTATCTTTGGGAATACGACACTCTTGAGTGGGTTGGTGTCCTCAAGGCTTTGCTGCCATTGAGTCCTAGCCATCTCAAGTTCTGCCAAGACCTTTTCCTTTTCGGCCTCTGGCATCATTTCAAAGAGAGCGTGGCTTATTTCGTGGAATGCCGTGTTTACAATCTTGGGGCCAGTTGTAGCCAGTAAGATTTGACAT